GTGGCTGTTTCACGGTGCCAAAGCCACTGCGCGCTTCTCGCCCGACGTCCCAGGAGTGGGTGAGCCGGTCATCGGTCGGGCGTGCGAGCCCAAGGCGTACTACGTCCGCGTCACCCCGACGCCCGGGGGCGGGGGCTGCACGGTCAGCGTCGCCCTCAAGCCCGGCGCCGACCCCCTGGACGAGCCCGCCGCCCCCAAGCTCACCGCCCCCATCGTCGAGGCCCAGGAGGCGGGCGAGCCCCTGCCCTCCGGCTCGAGGGGCCTCATCAGCGCCGAGGTCCGCCGCCTGCTGCGGGACACGGACCTGCCGTACTCCGCGATCGTCGAGGAGGTCAAGGGTAAGTTCCCCGAGGCCTCCACGTCGACCCGGAGCTGCGCCTCGGTGGCCTCGGAGCTCCGCGGCAAGGGCGAGGCCATCCCGACCCGCCGGGGGGTCCAGGCGTGACCTGGGCCGGCACGGACGGGGGCACGGTCCTCCTCTGCATGGCCTTCGCGGCCATCGTCGCCTGGCTGCTGTCGGACCGCGACTGCCCGCACCGCGAGGGGGACTGGGTCGAGACGCAGCGCCTGCACGGGACCATGGGCGGCCGGCCCATGGACCTCGTCCGCTCGACCTGCCTCCGCTGCGGGGCGCTCCGCAGCGAGGTGCTGGAGCCGCGGGAACCGGAGTGACGGCCGGGCGTTGTACCCCCAGGGGCTGAAGACCCAGACAGAAGGAGCGAGACCATGGGTAGCATGACACACGAGGGCGCCAAGCGCGGCCGCACTCCCGCCACCGCGTCGGTGAGGGAGGAGGTCCGGAGGCTGCTGACCGCCGGGCGGAAGGTGCCCCTCGACTACGCGACGATCGCCGAGCGCGTCCAGCGCAAGGTGAAGGGGTCCAAGACCTCGGCCAGGGCGGTCGCCTCGATCGCCTGCGCCCTCCGCCGCGAGGGCGCCGAGCTCCCCGACCGCCGCAGGCGCCAGCACGCCTGAGGCGGTCCCCCGCCGGGGAGGAGGCCCGCGCTGGTACGCCAGCGCGGGCCTTTCCCGTATGGGCGGGCCATGGAAGACGCCCGCGACCCGCTCGACGAGGAGGCCTACGACCCCCTGGACGAGCCCGTCCCCATCGACGAGGGCCTCGTCAGGGGCGGGCCCGACCCCGAGGAGGGCTTCCCCGCGTCCGCCGCCGTCGCCAGGGAGCGCGCCTCGCGCCTGGTCGCCCGGCCAAGGGCCCGCCTCGGCTCCGAGGCCGCCCTCCGCTCCCGCAAGATGGCCTTCGTCCGCGCCCTGGCCAACAGCGGGGGCAACGTCTCGATGGCCTGCGCGGCCTCGGGCATGTCCCCGGACGCCGCCAGGCGCCACCGCAAGGCCGACGACGCCTTCGCGGAGAGCTGGGACCTGGCGGTCGAGACCGCCCACGACGCCCTCCACGCCGCCGCCTACGGCCGCGCCGTCCACGGCGTCCTGAAGGAGCACTGGCGCCTCGACAAGGAGGGCGTCCCAGTGATGACCCACGTGACCACGGAGCACAGCGACAGGCTGCTGGAGCTGCTGCTCAAGGCCGCCAAGCCCGAGGTCTACCGCGAGAGCCACCGCGCCGACGCTGGGTCCGGCGGCGGCGGAGGGGTGCTACTGCTGCCCTCCGACGTGCCCCTGCACGAGTGGGAGGCCTCCACGGCCATCCAGCAGGCGCAGTACCGCGAGCGGCGCGAGGAGGACTGAGCATGAGGATCAGCATCGTCAGGGGAGACCCGGGCTACGACCCGACCCACCAGCGCCGCGTCGACCGCGTGCTCCTGGACGGCCTGCCCGTCCTGTGCGCCACGGCCGACGAGGAGCAGGGCTACGTCGACGAGCTCGTCCTCGACGGGGCGACCGGCCGCGTGGCCGTCGACCCGACGGACGGCAGCCCCCTGACGCGCCGCGTGGCCGGCAGGGTGGCGATCCACCTGGCCCAGAAGGACGCCCGCGCCTGGGACAGGGACCGCCGCCTCGACGGCGTGAGGGTCCAGGTCGGCCGCGAGCCCGGGACGAGGGACCTGCTCGTCCAGGTCTACTCCTGGGCCCGCCCCGGGGCCATCAAGCAGGGCCGCATCGACCTCGCCAGGGGCCAGCTCGGCCTGACCCACGCCCAGGTCTGCCAGAGGGCCGGCATCGTCGCCGGCGCCGTGGCGGAGGCGCTCTGCGAGCAGTTCGGCGACAGGATCGACCCCTCGGAGGCGGCCCGCGCGGCCGTCGAGCAGTGCTCCAGGCTCCTGGCCGAGGAGCGCCGCGGGTGACCAGGGCCTCCCCCATAGCCGTCGACAGCGAGGGCCTGGACATCGAGGCCGTGTACCCCGAGCACGGCATGGTCCTGCTCAGCGATCCCCTCGAGGGCGGCCTGGCGCACCTGGCCAGGGCCGAGTTCCGTGAGGACGGCGGCGGTGGCCCCATCTACGGCGAGGAGCCCCTCGAGCACCCGAGCCTGGTCGGCATCGACTGGGAGTACCTGGACGAGGAGGTCACGGTCCACTGATGCCCGGCATAGAGGACGTAGGGGAGCCCCAGGGTCTCTCGATAGACACGGACGTGGGTCGGCGCAGGAGCGTGACCTGGGCGCCCCAGCCGGGCTCCCAGGTGGCGTTCCTCAAGTGCCCCGTCTTCGAGTGCCTGTTCGAGGGCACCCGCGGCCCGGGCAAGACCGACGCCCTCATCATGGACTTCTGCCAGCACGTGGGCAAGGGCTTCGGCGCGGAGTGGCGGGGGGTCCTGTTCCGCCGCACCTACCCCGAGCTCGGGGACGTCGTGAACAAGTGCAACAAGTGGCTGCCCCTGCTCTACCCCGGCGCCCGCTTCAACAAGTCGGACTACACCTGGACGTTCCCGGACGGCGAGCAGCTGCTCCTCCGGCACGCCCGCATCGAGGCCGACTACTGGGCCTACCACGGCCACGCCTACCCCTGGGTCGGCTGGGAGGAGCTCACCAACTGGGCGGACGACAAGCTCTTCCGCAAGATGATGAGCTGCTGCCGGTCGACCAACCCGACGATCCCCCGCAAGTACCGCTCGACCTGCAACCCCTACGGCGTGGGCCACAACTGGGTCAAGCGGCGCTACCGCCTGCCCCACATGCGCGGCGTCGTCATCAGGGACGCCTGCGACCAGGAGGGGAACCCCGAGCCGGCCCGCGTGGCGCTCCACGGGTCCATCCACGAGAACCGCATCCTCCTGGACGCGGACCCCGAGTACATCACCCGCCTGCGGGCGTCGGCCAGGAACAGGGCCGAGCTCATGGCCTGGCTGTACGGCAGCTGGGACATCGTCGCCGGCGGCATGTTCGACGACGTCTGGGACGCCACCAGGCACGTCGTGGAGCCCTTCGCCGTGCCGAGGTCCTGGAGGGTCGACCGGAGCCTCGACTGGGGCTCCAGCAAGCCGTTCAGCGTGGGCTGGTGGGCAGAGAGCGACGGGACCGACGTGGTCTACCCGGACGGCCGGCGCATGAGGACCGTCCGCGGGGACATCTTCCGCATCCACGAGTGGTACGGCTGCGACCCCAGGCAGTCCAACACCGGCCTGCACATGGGCGCCAAGGACGTCGCCAGGGGCGTCATCAAGCGGGACGCGGAGCTGATCGAGGGCGGCCTGGTCCAGGGCCGCGTCAGGGTCGGCGTGGCGGACAGCGCCATCGCCGCGTCGGACAACGGGCCCAGCGTCCGCAGCGACATGCTGGCGGCGGGCCTCGACTGGGAGATGGCCGACAAGTCCCCCGGCAGCCGCAAGCAGGGCTGGGAGGTCATGAGGCGCCTGCTCAGGTCGGCCGCCCACGTCGACGCGGAGGGCAGGCCCAAGGCCGGCCCGCGCGAGGAGCCCGGGATGTTCTTCTTCCGGACCTGCACGGCCGCCATCGAGCTCATCCCGAGCATGCCGCGCAGCGACAAGGACCTGGACGACGTCGACACCGACGCCGAGGACCACGTCGCCGACGAGGTCCGCTACAGGGCCCGCAACCGCGTCAGGGCCGCCCGTCAGAGAGACCTCTGAGGGCGCGCCTGATGCTGGTGAGGCAGTTGAGGTGGGCCCGCCGGTCGGGCCGCAGGGCGGTCTTGCCTTTTGGGAGCACCTGCACGAGGCGGCCGCCCACCCGCAGCTTGAGGTGCCTGCCGCCGTCGACCAGCTCCCAGTCCAGTCCCGAGCCGTCCAGCAGCTCCCTCACGTCGGGGTGTAGCTTCACGTCCATCTCCTCTTCAAGCTGACCCGCCCAGCATAGCTCGCGTCCCGGCCCTCGTAAGCGGCAAAGTTCGACGGCGTGCGGGCGCCGGCGGACGCGGCAGCGGACCGTGCCCATGCGACCAGCCACCATCCCCCTCGCCTTCGACTGCGGCGCCCTCGGCTCGGCCGACGTGGCCGTCTCGGAGGACCTGCCCATCACGGAGGCCGTCCTGACGGTCTTCCGGGGCGGGGACGCGTCCGCCGAGCCGGCCCTGCAGCGGCCCTGCCCGGTGGCCGCGAACTCCGTGGCGATCGAGCTGACGCCCGAGGAGACCGAGGCCCTGGGCGCCGGCCGCCACGCCTACCAGCTCGACGTCGACGGGGGCGTCCGCCTGGCCGTCGGCCCGCTCCTGGTCAGCCCGGGCGTCAGGTCCGCCCTGTGACGACGGTCGTCGCCACCCAGCCGAGGCTAGAGGCGGCGGTCTCGGGCCCCTCCTCGTCGGTCTCGGCGGCCCAGGGGCCCTCGGTGACCGTGGAGCTGGGCATCCGCGGCCCGGCCGGCGCCGGGGCCTCCACGTACGTCCACGACCAGGCCTCGCCGGCCTCGGTCTGGACGGTGAACCACAACCTCGGCCGCTCCCCCATGTCCGTCCGCGTCCTCACGGTCGGCGGCGTGGAGGTGGAGGCCCAGGTCACCGAGGCGTCCGCCAACCAGCTTACCGTCAACCTCGCGTCGCCCCAGGCGGGGCGCGTCCTAGTCTCCTGAGGAGCCCCGCATGAGCAAGCCCGTACTGTCAGACCTCGACTTTGGGAACGTGGCCAAGGCCACGAACCTGCCCAACCCGACCGCCAGCTCCGACGCCGCCACCAAGGCGTACGTCGACAGCGCCGTGGAGGGCCTGGCCTGGAAGGACAGCGTCCGCGTGGCCTCCACGGCCAACATCAACCTGGCCTCGCCCGGCGCGACCATCGACGGCGTGACCATGGTGGCCAACGACCGCTTCCTGGCGAAGGACCAGACGACCGGCAGCCAGAACGGCATCTACATCTGGAACGGCGCGGCCACCCCGGCCACCCGGGCCCTCGACTGCGACACCGCCGCCGAGCTCGAGCAGGCGGTCGCCACCGTCGAGGAGGGCACCAGCGCCGGGTCGACCTACCGCCAGACCGTGGTGAACGCCACCCTGGGCACGACGACCCTCACCTGGACGACCTTCGGGACCAGCGCCGCGGCCGCGACCGAGACGGTCGCGGGCATCGCCGAGGTGGCGACCCAGACCGAGACCGACACGGGCACCGACGACGCCCGCATGGTGACCCCGCTGAAGCTGGCCACCTGGAGCGGCCGCAAGCGCAAGGCGACCGGCACGATCGGCGACGGCTCGGCGACGGCCTACACCATCACCCACAACTTCGGCACCCGCGACGTCCAGGTCGAGATTTACAAGAACTCGGGCAACTACGACAGCGTCCTCGTCGACGTGACCCGCCCCTCGACCAACTCCGTCACGGTGACCTTCGCGTCCGCCCCCGCGGCGGCCGCCTACGCCTACGTCATCCTGGCGTAAGGCGGGCCCAGACAGGTGGCCACCTCCCTCCAGAACAGCCAGAACAGCGGGTCGGTCACGATCAGCAACGGCGGCCGGACCTGCGCCATCGCCTCGGCGTCGTGGGTCGGGGCCGCCGCCGACGCCCGCTTCGGGTCGGGCGGCAAGCACGTCTTCAGGGTCGCCGTCGACAGCGTGGCCGCCGGCGGGGCGTTCAACTTCGGCCTGGCTGGGGGCTCCACCGTCCAGGGCAAGACGTTCGCCTACGACGCGAACGTCGACGCGGGCACCTCGTCGGGCTCCCTGTGGGCCAACGGCGTCAACGTCTGGAGCGGCATCGGTGGGGTCAGCGCCGGCGACACCTACGACTTCGCCGTGGACTTCACGGCCAAGCTGTTCTGGGTCAGCAAGAACGGCGGGGCGTGGAACGGCAGCGGCACCGCCAATCCCGCGACCGGCACGGGCGGCTTCTCCTTCTCCAACATCACCGACGCGTACGTCTCGCCGTACTGCGCCGCCGTCGGCACCATCACCTACACGTTCAACTTCGGCACCGTGGCCATCCCGGGCTTCACCGCGCCGAGCGGGTTCTACGGGTCGGATTGGTCCCGCCAAGTCTACACGGCGGCCAGCCAGAGCGCTCCGGCCAGCTGGACCGCGTGCAACTGGGTCGAGGCGATCGGCGCCGGGTCGAGCGGTGCGGCCGGATCGGGCACCGGCACCGCGTCGACCGGCAACGGCGGCGGCGGCGGCGCGTGGGCGGCGAAGTGGGGCGTCACCGGCATCACCGCGGGGGCGGCTTTCACCTACCAGCTAGGCGCCGCCAACGGCGCGGCCACCACGACCGGGGCGACGACGGTCGGCGCGGGCCCCTCGCTGCGCGCGGCCGGGGCGGGCGCGACCACGACGGCGGGCGGCACCACGGCAAACTGCATAGCCGACGTGTCCTTTGCGGGCGGCGCAGGCGTTGCCGGGTCGACCTCGACCGCATCGGGCGCGGGCGGCGGCGCGGCTGGCCGGGGCAAGGC